TCAAAATCTCCTGATTGACTAAAGTAATTACTTAAATCTGATATACTTGCATATTTAAAGCTAGTAACTGCCATTATTTACCTCTTTTATTTAATTTCCATAGTAAGTGTAGGGTGGAGCAAAAACTTGAACAACAACCCCAATTATTATATCAAAAATCTGCTCCACTCTACTATTATCCTAAACTTATTACTCTTATTTCTGTATCTGCTTTAGAGTTGCAACTTCTTGCTTCTAAAGTAACTGCACCATTTATTGTAGTAGCTGCATCTTCCATACCACCTGAGTGTGCTGCTTTAGTATTAGCACTTACTACAAACTCTGCATTTGCATAAGCATTTATATTAATCTCACCTGTTTCATAGTTAATAGTTCCACTACCACCTGCACCTCTTAAATTTCCTTTACCATCATCAAGTAAGAAGGCAGATGTATTTTTTATTTCTGCATAAGTAACTGAATCTCTTACAGTATCATCAGGTAATCTTGCAGCAACAGCTTTCTCTAAAACACCAACAGCAGGTATAATTCCCACTGCAAATGGTGTAGTGCCTGAACTTGGTGCTGCCATTAATATTGCACCAGTAGATAATCTTGAGCTATCAGTAATTCTTACATCTCCATTAACAATACCTATGGTTGCTTTTTTATTCTTTAAGTTTGTTCCTGTTGTAAACTTATCATTAATTGCACTTTGAATCTTTCCAATCACATTTCCAAAAGTTACATCACTAGAATCAGTTGTAAAGGCAACATCATCTGATGAGCCACCTGATATTGTAAGGGCAAAAGTATATGTTGTTGAGGTAGCTAAACCTGTCTTTGTGCTAGAAGTAATACCTGCTAATCCAAATTCTTGATAGCCCTGTGAATAGAACTTTACAGCACAACTTGCTGGCACAAGTCCATCACATACAGTATCTGCTGTTCTTCCATATCCAAAGAAATTCATTGATCTAAATAATCCACTACCATTTGTTTTAACTACTGTAGCACTACCATTACCACCACCATTATAAGAAGTATCATCAAAGTCATGGTGCATATTAAAGAAAGGAAATCTAACTGCTACATCATCTGCATGAGTTGCTGCAGTTGATCCATATAATCCTCTAATTATTGTAAGTGTACTATTAGCTAGATCTGCTCCAGTTCCTACAGCAGTTACTTCACATATCTCATTTTCTAGCCTTATTAAATCTCCAGCTTTAAAAAATTTACTATGTCCATCTTCTAAATAAAGTGTAGTAGTAGTTGTTCCTGAAGCTATTGCCCCATCTGTAGCAGTATCTACATCTGCACCACTATCAGTATATTCATTTGAATCAGGAACTGCATTATCAACCAAAACACCCATACCACCACCAACTGCTCCTGATGTTCCAACAAGTCTATTATTAGGCAAATATACACACTCACCAGCAGGTAATAGCATTGCTAATCAATGGGTTGCATCACTCATTGAATCTGCTGTGTTATCTGCATCTGTAGTCCATTCTGCTGTAGATATAAGTAGCTCACAACCTACATTACCAGTATTCTCTACCAGTATTGCTTTAGGTGCAGTCATTGTATCATTAGCCACACTTGTTCCATAATTAACTAAATCTATCCCTGCATTAGAATTATCTACCTTAATAACTTTATCAAATACTACATTATAATTACCTGTTATTGTTTTAGTATAATCTAAGCCCTTGCCTGTACTTAATTTTATCTCTTTTGTATATTGAGCCATTTTATCTCCTTACTGATAATGATATTTTACGATTAACTGGGCTGTCAGATCTGTCGTTGCCCCTGAATTTTCTATAGTTGCTATAACTACCTTATCTGCTGCTACACTTGCAGAATCTACTGTTAATGTTGTTGTTGTTACTCTATCAGCACCTGTTGTTAAAGTGCTTCCATTGTGTGCTAATAATGTGCCACTAGATAAATCTCCTGCATCACTTCCTGTTCCACTAGCCATTGTATATGAAAATAAATGAAAATTAACTGTATCTGCTGCTTCACCACCTGCTATAACTCTAACCTCATCTATGGTTATTGCCACAGGAATGTACCAAATAGACATAGTTAAAGCATTTGCATTAGCTTCTGATGAGCCTAAACTATATGTAGTTGCAGGATCTGTTCCTGTTCCAAATGTTAATGGAGTAAGTGCTGCATTTATTGCTCCATCAATAAACATTCCATGATGTGTGCCATCTGAAGGTTGTATGTCTAAAGCTATAAATTTTTGTATTTGTGTATTAGCATAGCTTTGAGTTGTTCCTAACTTAACTGCACTATTGGTTGTATCTACTTTTAATAAATCTGTACCACCTGATGTTTCTACTATCATAGCATCTGTTTGGTCTGAAGAAGGCTTTACATGAAGTTTATTTTGTCCTAATGTCAAAGCAGTAGATTGCCCTAAACCATCTTTAATATTTGTACCACTAGCAGTTCTGCCACTACCACTATTATCTGCTTGCAGTATATCTCCATAGGTACTTGCTATTGTTTTATTTGTTAAAGCCATTTATTCTCCTAAGATGTTATATCCCATTTAAAAACCAAACTTACAACTGTATCATTTGGTGCAGATGGTGCTGTTAATTTTATTGCATATATTTTACCTTTGGTAATAGTATTAACTCCTGATGTCATTGAATCAAAATCAACTATAACAGCAGTATCATCTGCTATGTCTATTGCTGTAGTTTTTGAGCCTACTGATCCTAAAGCAGGAGCCTCTGTACCATCTGATGATTCATGTATAGCAAATATTAAATCACCATCTTGAGCTATTTCACTTCTAAAAACTGCTCTCTCTAGTGTTCCATTAAAAGGAGGCACTATACAAACATTTTCAGTTTTGCCTAACGTGCTTGTAGTTTCTATAACTCCACCTGATAAAGGCAAGAAATTTGCTGTTGCTGTTGAATAAAAATTAGTTACTTTGGTGTCATAATGATATTTGCCTATACCTACAATATCTGTGCCACCACCATCTGTAAAACATAATTCTTCAGGATTTGTATTTTTAACCCATATCTGTCCATAAGTATCTGTATCTGCAATAGCTGATGCTTTTTCTTTTATAACAACACTTCCTTCTTGCTTGGTGTTCCCATCAGCATCTAAAGACATTTGCTCATTAGTTCCTAAAGTAGGACCTGATGAAAAAGAAAGAGTGCTTGTAGATTCTCCTCCATCATTGCCTATAGACCAATTTGTACTTGCTCCTTCCATAAAAACTATTTTTGTATCATATCCACTATCTGCTGTAATAAAAATACCTGCATCTGAATTAACATAATTACTTGAAGCATCAAGCAGTATGTTTTTAGCACTAATGTTTAAATAATCATTATTAGAAGTAGCTTCTAAATATACATCATTATACATATTAATTTTTGTTCCACTTGAGCCTGTCATCTCAATATTGCCATCAACAGTTATATCACCATTAACTTTAGCTGTTTCAGATGTTAGATTTTTAATCTCAAGATTACCTGATGATACTCTGAATCCTTCAGTAGATAATTCTAGACCAGTAGATACACCATCAACTTGAAGTGGCTTTAAATGCTGGTCTAGATTTTGTATTTCTATTGATTTCATTTTCTAAACAATTCTAACCTTTTCTCTATCTTCTTTATCTTGCCTTGTAGCTTCTCTAGCTTTAATATCTTATTCTCTAGTTCTACCACTTTGTGGTCAAGTTCATTAGGCTTTTCAACATATTCCATTAACTTAAATAGCTTAAAGTTCTTAGCTAATAAATTAATAATCTTATTTATAACGAGCTTCTGTAACATTACTTGTTATCTGACCTTAGTCCTTTAACAAAGCCTCTTAATGCACCACCTATCACATTATCAATAAGGTCTATAAAATAAGGCTCTATTGTTTTGTTCCACAAGTTTTTAGTCCAAACCCACTTGCTTAATCCTGCTGTTAATAATACTCCTAGCTTTTCAAATGATCCTTCAACAAAAGCACATATCTTGTCATTTGGTATTTTCTTTAATATAAATAATGCTATTCCACCACCACCTAATCCTAATCCTAATCCTAAAAAGTCCATATCATTCTTCTCCTTTATTTTCTAATCTTTTAAGTTTACATCTGAGGTTTCTTACCTCAGTTTCTAGTTTTCTTATCTTTAAACCAAAGCTATTTAACCTTACATCAAGTTCACCTTTAACTATGGCTAATGCTTTCTTTTCTTGTAGCCTGCTTCTTATCATTGCTTTTCTTCCCATTTGCTTAAATCTAACATCTGCAATGGTCTTTCTATAATGTGGTCTTTGAGCTTATCATTTTGGATCTGAATCTTTGTGCCACCTTTGACAAAAGGTTTGCCATTGGCTGTACCAATATCATAGGCAAAAAAGGTTGTTTTCCATAATCCAACTCTAATAACTCTTGCAGGTCTATCATCTAAAATAACCACATCATCTGTATTAATGTCCTTCCCTAAAAATACTTTTATCCCTTCTACAACACTTTCTATTGTTGATTTGAAAAGAAGGAATGCTATACCTGAAATAAATAACCATAACCAATTACCTAGAAAACCCTCTGCTTGTTTTTGTAATTCTTCTTCATTCATTTATTGTATAGCTTATAAATTTTTAAACATACATAGGCAAAGGTTGCTAACCCCACCAAAACTCTTACAGCTACTGGCAACCATTCTATCCATGTAACTGTTATACCACTTAATCCTGCCATTAATGTTTTTGACATAATTCTCCTGTAATAAAAGGAAGCACACAACACACTAAATAGGAGGAGGTATTCATGAAAGAATTAAACAACAACCTTGAAGATTGTTTCTTGCTTATTCGTTTTTTTAGCTGATTTTGCATTATATGCTTCCAAACTTTTATCAATTTCATATCCTTTATTACTTACATTTTGTAAATCAATTTTAATTCCATCTCTATTGCCATTGTTGTAAAAGATATAGCAATTCTGAGATGCCCTACCTGTTAAATTTAAAGCCTTTTCAGAGTAATCATTTGCACCTACCATACTGGAGCTTCTTGAATAATTATCTCCTACTCTTGCAGAATGAACATGCCCAAAGATTACATAATCAACATCTATGCCTTTAGCTGAGTACCTGCCCATAATTTGATTGATTGCTTTTTCTATTCCACCTCTCAATCCACCATGTCCATGTAGCATTAGTAAGTTTTGCCCTGCTACATTTACTACTATCTCACTAGGATCACCATCTATAAAATGTACTTTAGAATCTTTAAATAGGTATCTAAGGCAATTATAAATAGTGTAATCATAATTATCAGTAGCTACTACATTACTCCAACCTAGTTCTTTGTTGGCTCTACCTTCATTCCCAACTACACTTGCAACAGAAACATTGAACTGTTTGTTTATGTCTAATATTACTTGCTGCATAATATCAACTGATAAAAAGGTAGCTTTAGCCCTGTTTGTAGCTTGGTTTAGCAGTTCATCTAACCTTCTATCAGAATTTAGTAAATCTCCTGTTAAAGCCACTACTACGTTGCTTATATTAGCATTCTTGAAGTATTGTTTAGCCCTTTCTACAAAATATTGACATCTTTGTGCTGCAACTTTAAAATCATACCTGTTATTGCTAAGATCCACCAGTTCATTAAAATGGACATCACTAAATTGAATAACTCCTACTGCCTTACTACTACTTTTATGTTTCCTTGTTGCCTTGTGTAGTTTATAATTTTCAAAAAGCTGTTTTAATTCTCTGCTGTATTCTTCTACAGCATTTTCAATTCTTGCATGTTCTCTAAAGCCCTTTCTTTCTATTCTTGTAACATCTTGGGCTTTCTGTTTTTCTTTTCTATATCTTACATTTTCTCTGAGTAGTTCTACATCTGTTACTGGATATGAAGACCTATGTTTACATCTTTTGCATTGGTATCTTTGTTTCCCATAATCCCAACCACTCTTTATTAACTGAATGCTATAACAATTAGGGCAACCAAGCCTATCTTGCATATTTCATTTGGTCTGATAGTTTCTTTGCTCTATTTGGTGTTTGTGTAGCCCATTTTGATAGCAACATTTCTGAACTTGCAGATCTATAGTCCTTCCTCATAATATGGTCTATAGTTTTGGAAAATTTAGATACACCTTTTACACCAATTTGAAAACACATCTCCATGAGAACATCTTGCACTTCTTCAGGACAGTCATCAAAAAAAGGAAATTGCCTAACAACTCTTATTTTAAGTTCTGCTAGTTTTCTTTCTAGTATCATATTACAAATATCTTCATCTAGATGCAAATCCTTAATAGCAAAGCCATAGCCTATAGTGTCATAACCTTCAGTACACTTATAAACCTTAGACCTAAACCCTTCTGATTTTTTAATGTTATCTATTAGTGACATTAAGCATTATTGTCTATAACAATCAAAGTAAATATTTTTTTACCATAAGGACAACAAGTAACATTTAGATTTGATGTACCATCTACAGTTCCACCATTAGCAGTAATCCAATCCTGCACATCTTCAGGCAAGATACCATCAGCATCTCCTGATGCACCTACAATCTTGTCATCATTATGTAAAAAAGTTTTAGCAACTATAGCCATTATTTATCTCCTTTCTTCTTTGAGGATTTCTTTTTTGGTTTTGGTGCTTCTTTTTTAATCTCATTACCACTAGCATCTACTTCAACAAACCTAGATTCTAGTGAATTAATATCATGGTTAGGTGCTGCTTCTATAATAACACCATTTGGTTTTTTAAAATATCTTGACATAAAATTTTTCTCCTGTAAGTAAAAGGGAGCAGTTGCCCACTCCCTTTTATATTATGATTTATGAAACATCAGATAAGACATAGACACCATAAGCATCTTTAATCTCAACTTCACCCCAAAAGCCAGTACATACATAGTTCACTGCTCTTAGCATTTCATCTCTTTCTTCTCTAACTCTAAATAAGCCTTCAGCACCAACACCTAAGCCTATTGCTCCTGAAGAAAAAGCAAAACCTGCTGCATCTCCACCTGAAGATACATTTTCATCTATTTGGTCAGACCAATATACATTGAATCCTGCAATAGAGCCAACAAATCCAACTTGGAATGCTTCATCACCTTTAGATCCCATTAAAGACATTGGTTTAGCATTTGAGCCTGTAACAGCATCATCATGCAACAATGAAATTAATCCTTTAGCACCCCACACCTGTTTAGGTGAAAGAACTAAATTATAAGGCATTGGAGCAGATGCAGCTTTTAACTGCCTCATTGAACCAAATATATGTGACAATGCAAGTTCAGTTCCTGCACCACATTCTGTTTGTGAAAATGTTTTACCTAGTTCAACTAAGTCATCATCAAGTTTAGCAGCTACTGCATTACCTAAAGCAGTTCCTGCTTGACCTCTAATATCATCACCTGATCCCATAAGCACTAAATCACTTACTGTAGAAGCAATAACATGTTCTGAAATAGTTGCAGTTCTAGCTGCTGTTGTTATTGCAACTGCTGTAGTTGTAGTTGCTTGAGTAGCTTCTGTAACATTACTTGATGTCAGTTTAGTCCAATCTGAGAAATTAACATGATTTGAGCCTTGAGCAGCCTGTTGAACAGTTACTAAAGGGAACATCACATTAACATGATTAAATGCGATAACTGCATCTCCAATGGTTCTTCCTAGACCACCAGCAGCAGTACTTGTGTTTGTTAAAGCCATAGCTTCATCTCCTTACTATTAAATTAAATAAAATTAACTTTTGTAAGGTTTCTTCAGCTTTCCTTCTCCCCAGCCTCCAAATGTACCAATAGATTTAGAAGTAATAGATTTTCCTCTACTATTCCTATCAGCCCTTTCTTCAATCTCATCTACATAAGTCATATAATCCATCTTTTGACCTTTGTACTTTACATCACAATCACCATCAGGCTTTACATCAACCTTCATGTCCTGATTTGGATCATAATCAACTCCTAAGATTTTAGAATGGTCTTTTTTAATAGCCAATAACTATGCCTTTAGTTGAATTTGTTTGGTTAGCTTCTTTATATCCTTTGGGATCTTTACTTGCCCATTCTTCATAAGATTCATAACCACCAAAGTCACCTTGAGGTTGTTGGCTAGTTGCTCTACTTGTATTAGTTGGCAAAGGGTTAGCTGTATTAGTTACCTTACCTACATACAACTCTAGCTTATCAAGTGGAAGGCTCTCAGCAATAGATTTATCATTATCTTCAGTTAGTTGCTCCATAAGAGTATTTCTCTTATTTGTTTTATATTCCTCATATTCCTTTACAACAACTGAGGATTCTTTAAGTTTAGCATTAGCTTCTTCTAACAGCTTTTTATATTCACCCTGCTTTTCCAGTTCACCTATTCTTGCTGTTTCTTGGTCTGCTTTTACTTTATCTAATTGAGCCTGAAGGTCTTGATTCTGAGTTAATGAATCTTTGTATTTATTATTAACTTCATTTAATCTGCTTCTAGGAATCATTCCATCTTGAACATTGTTTTGACTAGCT